TGTAGAGATACCGATTTACAAAGCTCCCGCTAAAAGCTCCAACGTAACTTTTGAGCATTTGCGGGAGAATGTTAAAGCGAATCTTGTACATATGGAATTCGTTATTGGCAGTAATCGTCATTTCTGTGATGCATTCTTCCCCGGATCGAACGTTGTCTTGATACCAAATCATATGTGGAGACCAGTAATGGAGGCCAACATGACATCGGTTAGAGCCAAATTCACCAGGCGCACTAAGCATAATCTTGGAAGTCAGTGGATGAGCAATCTTTCACATGCTCATTCAGTGAAAATCCCACAGACGGATCTTTCCCTTGTCTACGTACCAAACGCAGGGGATTGGTTAGATCTATCTGGGTATTTACCACTAGATGGTATTCCCAAGACACCAGCTCGCATGTACTATCGCGATGCTAATGGTGAGCCCACTGAATACAAGATCTCTATGGTTAGTCCTGCATTAGTTGAAGCCCATGAAGCCGGAACGTATAATGGTGCAACCTACACACTACCTGTCGAAACGTTCAAAGGTCTGTGTATGGCAACCGCCATTAGCGATAATGCGAAACCACAAATTCTTGGTTTCCATCTCGCTGGAGCGACCGGCACGACTCGTGGTGGACTTGGCATCTTAACTCAATCGCAATACAAGTTAGCTTGGAAAACTCTCAGTGAATACACTGGGGTACTTCTTTCCAAGAGTTTGACTAAATTCGATACCGAGCAATTTGATGTTCAGTTCTTCACTGGGACCAACGTGCACGAACGCAGTTCATTTCGTTTCTTGACCAAAGATAACGAAACAGGGCCGCACTTTCGTCCTCTGGGAACCGTTATTGGTGCTTCTACGCCACGAACCGAAGTCCGTACTTCTCCACTATCTGAGCATATCGCTGAAGTATGTGGAGTACCGCAAAAATGGGGACCACCCCAGTTCAACAAGGGTTTCAAATGGACAGCCGCCTTACAGGTATCATCCCATGCCAGCATCGGTTTCGATGCCGCAGCGGTGATGTATGCTGTCAATTCGTATTGGACTCGCTTAACCTCAAACGCATTATTCAAAAAATACGTCAAGGAAGCCAAGCCATTATCCCAGATTGATACAATCAGCGGTCAGGACGGAGTCAAGTACATTGATGCCATGAAATCCAAGACAGCCATTGGTTTCCCTCTCACGGGACCAAAATCCAATGTTTTGATTGAAGCTGAATCTACGAAACACCATTGCCCCAAGGACATCGAACCACGATTTTGGGACGAATTGGAGCGACTGCGGACTGCTTACCGTAAAGGTGAGAGGACCACGCAGATCTTCAAAGCGTGTTTCAAGGATGAAGCAACCAAATTGGATAAAGACAAAGTCAGGATTTTCCAAGCGTCCCCGATAGCACTTGCACTCGGGGTGCGGATGTATTTCCTTCCGATTTTGAGACTCTTCTCCGTATTTCCGCTAGTTAGCGAATGCGCAGTTGGGATAAATTCGGAAGGCCCGGAATGGGATCAACTCCATCGCTATATCACGAAATTTGGCGACGAGCAAATTCTGGCCGGTGACTACTCCAAGTACGATTTGCGTATGCCTGCACAACTGGTGTTAGCAAGTTTTCGAATCCTCATTGATTTGGCAAAATTGAGTCCGCATTACACTGCCGACGACATTACTGTTATGGAAGGACTCGCCTCCGAAATCGCCTATGCTTATGTGGCGTACAACGGAGACCTGTTCCAGGCACTAAGCGGAAACCCTTCTGGGAACTCCGCCACGGTGTTCATTAACAGCATGGTCAACAGTTTACTCTGCAGAATAGCACTTTATTTAGTATCCACGCGCACCTCGAATGCGGCTGTGAAAGATTTTAACAAAATCGTGAATTTGATTACCTATGGTGATGATTTTTGCGGTTCAGTTTCGTCTGACCACCCCGAATTCAATCACGTGTCGATGGCTGCTGTGCTAGCAGAAGCGGACATTATCTTGACAATGCCAGATAAAACAGCGACTCCAACACCCTACATGACCATTGATAGTGTCGACTTCCTGAAAAGGAAATCGTATTTCAACAAGGAACTCAATCAATATGTGGGAGTGTTGGAGGAAGATTCAATTTTCAAATCGCTGCACTGTCAGATGAACAGCAAAGACGCAAGCCCTCAAAACATCGCCGGACAAAACATAGATGGAGCTCTTAACTCATGGTTTTACCATGGTAAGGAACTCTTTGAAATGCGCCGGGCACAGATGAAAGAGGTTGCAGAAAAGGCAGACTTAAACCACATGGTCCGTACACTTGAAGTTGACTATGAAATGAGAGTTGATGAG